GGACAGGCTGATGGCGGTGTCGCTGTTGGAGCTTTCCAGCACCGTGCGCGAGAGGGTCGTGCCGCTGGCGGTGTAGGTGCCCTGGCCGATCTCCCAGTTGTTGCCGTCCTCGATGACGTAGCGGACAACATCGCCATTGACGACGCCAGCATCCGCAAACGACTGATAGCCAGCCACAGCCGAGCCGAGCGTGAGCGTGCCCGTGCCGGTGGTGGCAGTGCTCATCTTCGCGCGGTTCGCAAGCTTGAGCATGTGCGTCAGATCCCCCGCAACGCCGCCAGCGTGGCCTCGGTCTCGGCGATCTCGGTGTCGAGTTGCGCGATGCGGACGACATCACCGAGCGTCACCGCCGATGTGCGCTGCGCCGTCAGGTTCGCCAGCCGCGCAAGCGCAAGGGCGATCAGATCGGAAATCGTCATCAGATCACCATCAGGCGAAGATGCACGGTCGAGGTGTTCAGGACCATGTGGATGTAGTCAATCTCGGTTGCGCCGTCCTTGTAGCCGACGTCGAAGGCCGTATCACCTACAACAGCCGCGCCGTTGGGGTACAGCATCTGCGTCATTCCATCCATCGCGCTTTGCGCGAGATCGAATCGGAACCATCGACCCGAGCCGTCCTTGTGCCCGTAGAGGAAATCCTTGATGTAGACCCACTTGCTGCCGGTCGTGAACGTCTCGGTCGCGGGAGCATAACTGACCGCAGACCAGCTATTTGCTGCGATATCGTAACGGTCGAGGAGTGCGCCGGCAGCCCCACGAAACGAGTAGAGGTACTTCCCGTTCAATATCGCGTCCTCGCCGGTCCATTGGCTTGCGGACACGCTGTGGACCCACTGCCCCGACATTCCGGCACCGGGTGCGCCGCCGCGCGCGACGCCCGGAGACAGCGTCGTCCACGAGCCGCCGCTGATGCTGTAGCGGTACAGGGTGACGGCGTTGGAACCCATGTAATAGATGAAGTCGTCATTGCCCTCGATGCTGTAGACCGAGGTGCTATCGGGCTGCGTGGACCACGCAGAACCCACCGTGATGACCGTCGCGGTGTTGCTTGAGATGCTGCGGATCTGGCCCGCACCCGTGCCGCTGACGATGCGGATTTGGTAATTCGTCCACTGGTTCGTTGTCCACGCCTTCGCGCTGTTGGTCAACGTCGAAGCGCCGCCAGCCGTGGCAGTACCTGTCGCGAACGCCTTGTAGTCGTCATCGATCCAAGACGGCGTCGCAATCAGTCGGCTGTCAGTGCCGATGACCGCCGCGGGGGCGACGCCGTCCGTCGCGCCGGTCTCTGCTGCCGTCCAGGTGTTGAGCGCGAAGCAGTAGAACTTGAACAAGTTGGCCGTCGTCGTTCCCGCAGATGCGACGGCGTTCAGAACGTACCAGCGCGGCGTCAGGATGCGATACGTCGTGGAAGCGCTGAATGCACTGGCCTGTGTTGCGACGGTGATCGTCGCATTTGCTCCGATGGTGTTGGACACGATTTCGAGCGTCACGCCAGCGTTGGGCCCGCCCGTGATGTGGATGCTGTAGCCGCGCAGATCGCGCGCCAGCGTCAGGTTCGTGACGATTGTCGAAGTCGTGCCGCTCGTCGCCGTGCCAGAGGGTCCGATTGCCGTTCCGGTTCCGCACGCGCCGACTCCAAACGCTCCGCCGAGCGCGGGCGACGGAATCTGCACCCATCCGTCCTCGTTCGGATTGTAGAGATGCGCGACGGTGGCACTGGAAACCAGCATCTGCTGCTGCCGATGATGCCGAGACGACACGACGAAGTGCGCCGCCGCCGTCGCTTGCGGCGCGGGCGTGACCGCCTCCCACCGCTTGAGGTCGAGGATCTTCCGGTTGCCGTTGGTTGTCGCCATGTCAGGTCACCGAGATGTTGCGTCGAAGGCTGTCGGCAGAGATGCGCATCAGCGCCGGGATCTGATCTTGCGCGGCGAAGCCGCCCATCTGCGTCTGGTTACTCAGCGTGGACAACGTCGTCAGCGTCTGATTCGTCGCGATGCTGACCGTCGCCAGCAGAAGCGATGCCGACGCTTGCACGACCTCGGCGCGCAGACGCCCCGTCGCCGGATCGACCGTCACAAGACCGATGGTGCGGGTCAGCGTGTTAACCGCCATCCGCATCGCTTCGATGGCTTCGATCAGTTCGCCGTACGCCGCGATGGGCAGCGGCGCAGTTTCGCTCGTATCCGTCGCGCTTCCGTCTGCGCCGTGCGCGACCTTGATGCGCTGGTACAGTACGCCGCCGATGTCGTCGGCGGCGGCTATCGCGCCCGAGCCTGGAGTGATGCCGACGTTATCTGCCATCGATCAGGATCTCCAGCCGCCGCCGTTGAGCCATCCGCCCGGTCGCCGCATAACGAACGGTTGACGCGGCGCAGGCTGCTGCGGCTGCGGTGCGGGTTGCGGCCGCGCCTCAATTGGCGCGGCCTCGGGTTGAGGTTGCGCCGCGGTGGCGCGAAACTTGGCGCGGGCAAGCTGACCCCAGTTGACCGCGAGCGACTGGAGCGCGGCGTAGGCGTAGACGCGGCAGTCAAGCGCCTCGTTTCGCGCGCCGGCGCGCTTTGTCCACACGCGCGTCGGAAAGCCCTTGGAATATCGCACCGAGACCGTCTCGGCCGTGAGCTGCGCGAACCAGTCCGCCTCGCGATCCTCAGGGAAATGGCAGAAACCCGGCCCAGGCCGCGTGATCTTGAGGCGCGCGTAGACTGCATCCTTAGCGGCATCGACGCCGACCATAAACAGCTTGTGCTTGCCCGTGCCCTTCGACGCCGCTTTCGGCCAGACGGTGCGACCCGTTCCGGCCATGCCTTTGATGGCATAAACGCGGCGGCGATAGCGCGCGGTGCAGTACTGATAGACCTGTTGCGTGTGATGTCCGCCGCTGTCCACGCACGCGGCGGCGACATGAAGCTCGACGCCGTCAGCGCGTCGGATCGGTGCGGTCAGGACGCGGTCGAGATCGGCCCAGACCGCCGGCGCGCTCGGATCGCCGTAGAGGCGATGGTGCGCCGCGCTCCAGCTTTCCTCGTCCACGCCCCAGGCGACAAGCTCGACCTCTAGGCGGTCGGACTGCACGTCCACGCCGGCGGTGACGACCAGCGCGCCAGTCGGCAGGCCGTCCCACCGCTCGCGGCGGTCGAGGAGGCCGGTATCATCGACGCCCTCGCCCTGTTCTTCCCAGGTCTCGCCCAGGCTTGTGTTCGTCCACGCCTTGAGGGTCTCGGGACTGCGCTTCGCCTCGATGAATGCGCGCGCGATGTCGGCGATTTTCGACCAGGGCGAGTACAATTCGCTCAGATGAAAGCCCGCGACGCCGGAAAACGATGCCTCGGCGCGCCATTCGCCGCGCCGGATCGCCGACCAGCGGTCAACATCCGACCACTCTACGCCGCAATGCTCGCAATGATACGCCGCGCGCTCCGGTTCGTTCGGCGGCCAGCGCACTTGAGGCCATTTTAGGTGCTGATGCTCGTCGCAATGCGGGCATTGGACAAAAAACCGTCGCTGATCGCTCGATTTCCAGGCCATTTCGATGCGGGAAGCGTCTTTGACGGTAGGCGTGCTGGTCAGGATTAGCTTCCTGTTCCAGAATGTCGCCGATCGCTTGCGCGCGAGCGTGATCGGGTCACCTTCGGTGCCGGCGCTGACCGGATATCGGTCTACTTCGTCGCACAAAACGACGCGGATCGGTCGAGATGCGAGAGAGGCGGGCGAGTTCGCTCCGCAGACCGTGATGTGTCCGCCGGGGAAGCTTTTGTGCAGCAGCGTGTTCCCGCTGTCGCGACTGCGCGGATCCTTGATTTTGCCCCGTAGCGCCGGTGTGTCGCGCACCATCGGCGCAAGCCGGTCCTTGCTCCAGGCCTCGCCGAGTTCCAGTGTCGGCATCAAAACGAGAAGCGGCGCCGGATCCTGTGCGACGTGGAAACCGACGACGTTATTGATGATCTCGGTCTTGCCCACCTGGGCCGACGACATCACGACCACGGTGTCTACCGCCGGGGCGCTGATCGCATCCATGATCCCGCGCTGATATTCAGCGCGGCTCGTCAGCCACTGGCCGGGTTCGGCCGATGCCTCCGGAGACAAACGCCGGCAGCGGTCCGCCCACTCACTGATCGTCAGCTTCGG